GTCAGGATATACTTTTGATTCTACGTCGGCAATTCTTGTAGATGATTCTTCTACATTCTCAACCTTTGAAAATGTTGGTGTTGGAACAACAAATGCAGGATATCTTTTGATTGGAAATGAGATTATTTCTTATACATCAACTTCTTCTGGATCAATTGGTGGTCAAATTATAAGAGGTTCAAATCCAATTAACTATGCAACTGGAACACCAGTTTATAAGTATGAGTTGAGTGGAGTTTCTCTAAGAAGAATTAATAAAACTCACAATTTATCAAACGTAACTACAGCAGATTCAATTTCTTTTGATTCTTATACAATCAAATTGGACACATCAGCAAATACTGGAATAGCAAGAAGTACATCATCTGGATATCCAACTCTTTATTTAAATCAAACAAAATCAACAGGTGGTTATAATATAAAGGCATCTCAAAATATGCCCTTTGAAATCATTACTCCAATGGTACAAAATGTTACTGTAACTGGAACTTCACTCAGTTCAGAAATAAGAACATTATCTGCATCCAGTATTAGTGGAAATGAGATTTCATTTATTGATAAAGGATATTCTGCTATTACATTAAATCAAGTAAATTATCTTGATACTCCAAGAATGATTGCATCAAAAGTGAATGAGACTCAATACCTCTCCACACTTCCTGGTAATAAATCAATGAATTTAAGAGTCTTCTTAAACACAATTGATAGTAGATTGAGCCCAGTTATTGATACTCAAAGAGTAAATGTGATATTAACTTCAAATCGAGTTAATAGTGTGATTACAAATTATGCAGAAGATTCGAGAGTCAATAGTATTTTTGATGATCCAACAGCATTCCAATATATTTCAAAAGAAATTACTCTTGAAAATCCTGGAACATCGATTAAAATATTACTCAGTGCCTATAACAATCTTTATTCAGATATTCGTGCATTTTATGCGATCAGCCAAAATCAAAATTTTAATCCAATCTTTGAACCATTTCCTGGATACGAAAACCTTAATAGTAGAGGGCAAATAATTGATGTTCAAAATAATAATGGTCATCCCGATGTTTTTGTTCCATTAACATCAAATGCTGGATTTTCACCGACTGATGTTTCATTTGCCGAATATACATTTACTGCAGATCAATTACCAGCATTTAGATCGTATCGAATTAAGATTATCATGACCTCCACAAGTCAGGTTTATGTCCCAAGATTGAAAGATTTGAGAGTAATTGCACTGGCATAGTATGGAATATGCAAAGGTTGAAGGACATTCTCATCTTTTACGTGATTCAAAAACAAATTCAATTATTAATACAAATATGATAGAATATCAGGAGTATTTGAATAGGCGCAATGTAAAGGAAGATGATGATCAAAAGATACAACATCTAGAATCTGATGTTGCCAATATAAAAAATGATCTTAGTGAAATAAAATCTTTATTGAGGAGTTTAGTAAATGAATCCTGAAGAAATTAAACTTGAAAATTTAAGTAAAAATTTTGAATACTTTAAAATAAGCACAGAAATAGATAGTATTAGTGATATTGAAATTGCAAAAGATTTTGCAAAATGTTATTGTAAATTGTATTTGAAGCAGCAAGAGGTTATTTCATCTTTAGGTTCTATCAAATAATAACTATAGATGTAAAGACATTTCTATAAATATTTAAAAAAAAGTAGTAAATAAATGGCACAACCATCATCAAGACAAAGTTTAATAGATTATTGCAAAAGAAAACTGGGAGCACCAGTTTTAGAAATTAACGTTGCAGATGAACAAGTCGATGATTTAGTTGATGATGCTCTTCAATTTTTCAATGAAAGACATTTTGATGGAGTAACTCAAATATATTTAAAATATCAAATTACTCAAGGTGACATTGATCGTGGCAGAGCTCCAGGAGGAGATAGTGCAACAGCAGGAATAGTTACTACTACGGCAACAACAACTATAGTTGGAACCGCAACTACGTTTACATATAAAGAAAATAGTAATTATATACAAATACCACCATCAATTATTGGGATCAACAAAATTTTTAAATTTGATGGTACCAATACTGCTACAAGTAATATGTTTAGTTTGAAATATCAATTATTTTTAAATGATATGTATTCTTTGGGATCTACTGAACTTTTATCATATGCAATGGCAAGAACTTATTTGGAAGATATTGATTTCCTTCTCAGCACAGATAAACAAATTAGATTTAATCAAAGAATGGATAGATTATATTTAGATGTTGATTGGGCAAGTGTAAATGCTGGTGATTACTTGGTAATTGATTGCTCAAGACTTCTTGATCCAAATGATTTTACAAGAGTATATAACGATTCATTTTTAAAACAATATTTAACATCACTGATCAAACGTCAATGGGGGCAGAATCTAATTAAGTTTCAAGGTCTTAAATTACCAGGAGGAGTTGAACTAAATGGTAGACAGATTTATGATGATGCTCAAAAAGAATTGGATGCAATTATGGAAAAAATGTCAAATACTTATGAGTTGCCTCCTCTCGATATGATAGGATAATCAGATGCTCAATCCATTTTTTTTACAGGGATCTGCAAGTGAAAAAAACTTAATGCAAGGATTGATTAATGAATCAATTCAAATTTATGGTGTTGAGGTTCATTATTTACCCAGGAAATATATTACAGAAAAAACAATATTAAGAGAAGTTATTGAGTCTGCTTTTGATAATGCATATCCAATTGAAGCATATATTAGTAGTTTTGAAGGATATGGAGATAATCCAACTATACTTTCAAAATTTGGAATTCAAAACTTAAATGAATTGACTTTAGAAATTTCTAAAGAAAGATTTGAAACTTATATTTCACCACTAATAAAAAATTTAAGTAACATAAAATTATCAAATCGACCTAAAGAAGGAGATTTGATATATTTTCCTCTGGGAGATCGTTTATTTGAAATCAAGTACGTAGAGCACGAAAAACCATTTTACCAGTTACAAGGTAAGTACACATATCAATTAACCTGTGAACTCTTTCAATATGAAGATGAGGTTATTAATACTGGAATTGATGAAATTGATGATACTATTGGAGGATCTGATGATAATGATCCAGATAATAGTTTTGTTCCTCTTGGTCCAATTCAGACACTAACTCTTGTTGGAACTGGGATAACTGCAACTGCAATAACAAATATAGTGGCAGGAGGAATTCGATTCTTTACAGTTACAAATAGAGGGGGTGGTTATTCAAATGCACCAAGAGTTGCAATATCATCTGCACCATCAGGAGGACTAACTGGTATTGGATCTGCAACGATGATTGGTGGAATTGTTGTTTGCACTGACAATACAAATCCAAGTTTAAAATCCGTTCAGTCCGTTGAGGTTATCAATTCTGGTTTTGGTTACACAGTAACACCGGGAGTTGCATTTTTTGGAGATGGTGCAGGAGCAGCAGCAACTTGTACGATTGGTAGTGGAGTAGTTGGAATTATCACTATTACAAGTGGTGGTTCTGGATATGTAGACACACCCACGATTACATTTACAGGTATTTCAACTGTCTCTGCTGCTGCAACTGCTGTGGTGAGTTCTGCAGGAACTATCACTCAAATTCGTATCACAAATGCAGGATTGGGATATACATTATCTCCTACCGTGACGATTGGAAATCCATCATTGTCTTCTACTGGAAACTTTATTTTTAATGAGGTTGTTGTTGGGTCTGCAAGTTCAACTACAGCACGAGTCAAATCTTGGAATTCTGTGACAAATATACTTGAAGTGTCAAATGTAACTGGTGAATTTGAAGTTGGAGAAAATATTGTAGGTGCTGCCTCAAGTGCTACTCACGAACTTCGTATAATCAATGAATATCCACCAGATAATGGTTACTCTTCAAATGAAGAGATAGAGAATGAGGCAGATTTAATCATAGACTTTAGTGAAAGAAATCCATTTGGTATGCCATAAATTATCAGATGGTTAAATAGTACTATATTTTACTTATCTCATGTTTGAGTATTTTTACCATCAAATCTTAAGAAAAACTGTTATTGCATTTGGTTCTCTCTTTAACGACATTTCAATTAAACACACAAATTCAGCAAATGAAGTTGTAAGTGTTATAAAAGTTCCTCTTTCATATGGACCGACGCAAAAGTTTTTAGCAAGATTAGAGCAGTCTCCAAACTTAAGCAATCCAACTCAAATTACATTACCAAGAATGTCTTTTGAGTTTACTGGATTGTCATATGATACTGCCAGAAAATTAACTACGACTCAAACATTTTTATCAAAATCCGTTACTGACGGAACTGAAACTAAAAAAACTTATATGCCAGTTCCATATAATTTACAATTTGAACTGTCTATAATGTCGAAATTGAATGATGATGCTCTTCAAATTATCGAACAAATTCTACCATATTTCCAACCATCATATAATCTTACAGTTGAACTTATTGATGAAATTAATGAAAAAAGAGACATTCCAATTATTCTTGAAAACGTTACGATGCAAGATGATTATGAGGGAAATTTTGATAAAAGAAGAGTCTTAATTTATACTTTGAGATTTTCTGCAAAGTTATATCTCTTTGGACCAACTTCAACAGCAACAAAAGATATTGTCAAGAGAGCAGTTGTCAGTTATATTACTGGAGATACTACAAATACTCCCAGAAGAGAAGTTGTTTATTCTGCAGAACCAAGATCTATCAAAAATTATACTGGTACTGTAATTACAAATATTACAAAAGATATTACAACAGAAGATATTTTAATTACTGTAAATAGTGCATCTTCTATTTCTGTAGATACATATCTTGATATTGAGGGTGAAGAAGTATATGTAAAATTGAAATCTGGAAATATTCTTACTGTAGACAGAGGAAGAGATGACACAACGATTACATCTCATCTTGCCGGAGCAGAAGTCAAATTAATTACAACTGCTGACAATTTACTAATAGAAGAGGGGGACGATTTTGGATTTAGTGGATCTATAACGTCACCATAATGACAGAGAAGAGTATGGTAAAAAAATTTGATAAATTAAATGAAACTTTTAATGTTTCGGGAGAGGTTGTGGAAACTGAAGTTATAAAAGAAACTCACGAAAATAAAATTGGTGAGATTTCAAATTCAATTCAAGATATTAAAAAAGATTATGAATATACAAGAGGAAATTTGTATTCTTTGATTGAGAAGGGTCAGGAAGCAATTAATGGAATTCTTCAGTTAGCTCAAGAAAGTGAGATGCCTCGGGCATATGAAGTTGCCGGACAATTAATTAAAAATGTCGCAGATGCAACCGATAAATTAATGGACTTACAAAAGAAACTCAAAAATATTGAGGAAGACAAACAACCTCGTGGACCAACAAGTATTACCAATGCTCTCTTTGTTGGGTCAACAGCAGAATTGGCAAAACTTTTAAAGAAACAATCTAAAGAAACTGAAGAATAATAAATATAAGATGATAGTTCTTATTTCTAATGAGTTGGTCTGACAAATACAAAAAATCAATTGATTGCAATAATCCTAAAGGATTTTCTCAGAAAGCTCATTGTGCAGGAAAAAAAAAGTCTATGAACGAAATGAGTAATCCTCGTATTCCAAAAAAATCTGGACAACCAGATAAGTCGGATAAACATTCAGATCTTTATACAGATGAAGATCCGAGAGGAACAATTCATGGTCTGGGATTTAAGGATGTTGCTACTGCAAAAGAAAGTGTTTCTAAAATTAGAAATTCTGGTAGATCTCATGCTCATAAAATTCAAGCAGCAATTGCTATGGAACAAAGAGCAAAGGTAATGGGAAAAAATTCAGAAGCAGCAATCTATAGGAAATTTATTAACTCAATGAAAGAAAAAACAAAAGAAATGAGTGAAGAATTTAAAAAATGCAAATCTGGATATTATTATTGTAATACAAATAAAGAATGTAAACCTCTTCCAACTGGATTTGATATTCCTGGGCAAACAATAAAACCGACAGAAGTGGGTATTGGTAAGCCTGTAGAAGGGTCTTGTAATCATACAAAGAAAGGAAAAGTGTGTCCTAAGCATGGCATGAAAGATTGCACACTCATAGGAGAAACCTTAAATAGTGTAACAGAAGAAGGTCTTCGTGATTGGTTTGGTAAATCCAAATCAGATGGTGGTAAACCTGGATGGGTACAATCAGATGGATCTCCGTGTGCTAACGAACCAGGAGAAACCAAAACTCCAAAGTGTTTCTCAAGATCTAAATTAGCAAGTATGAGTAAAGGAGAAATAGCATCTGCGGTAAAAAGAAAAAGAGAAAAAGATCCAGGGCAGCAATCAAAATCAGGTGCTGCATCACCAACTTATGTTTCCACCGATTCCCCCACAAAGAAAATGAAAAACGAAGAATATGTGAATGAAAAAACCATGACTTCAATAGAGAAAAAAAAGAAAGAAGAAATTGTCAAATCAATGAAAAAAGACTTAGCAGGATTTAAAAATAGTTATGGTGATCGTGCTAAAGATGTTATGTATGCTACTGCAACTAAAATGGCAATGAAAAAAAAATCTTTTAATGAAAATCATAACGCAATTGCTGATGGAAAAGAAAAGGATGAAGAGGGATATATGGCAAATACAGAAATGGATACAATTGATAGTGCTGTTAAAAAATTAAGAAAAATTATTAAAAAAGGTGATTCGCAATTACCTGCATGGGTTCAGTCTAAAATCACTAAGGCAGCAGATTATATTGATACTGCGGCAGACTATTTGGATAGTGATGAAATGTCTGAAATGTCTGAAGAATCTGATAAAAAGACTAAGGGTAGTGGAACAAAAGATGCTTGTTACACAAAGGTCAAATCTCGTTATAGTGTTTGGCCAAGTGCCTATGCCTCTGGGGCACTTGTAAAATGTCGTAAAGTCGGTGCTGCTAATTGGGGAAATAGTAGTAAAAATGAAGAGATTGTTTATGAAGGTGATTATTGGCACCCAGATCCAGAAAAAGACAGAAAACTTGGTGGTCCTGGACCCAATCAACGTGCTCGTGAAGATTATCCACAAGATCCTAAGAAGTCCAAGAAGTTACTTCCAGGTGAATCTTATATAGAGTATGCCAAACGGAAACAACGTGGTGAATCATATGTTTCTGTAAAATCGGGAAGTTTATCACCAATTTCTCTAAAGGTTCTAGAAGATCTAAATCTTGATGAAAAGTGTTGGGCTGGATATAAAAAGAAAGGTATGAAAACAATGTTTGGAAAAAGATATCCAAACTGCGTAAAAAAAGAAGATGTAACAATTGAAGATTTAAACGGTAATACTTTTGCTGAAGTAGTTGATATTATCAAACCAGAACCAATTAAAGGATTCAAATCTCAAATTGATGAATCAACTCGTTTACAAGCAGAAACAGGAAATATTCTTGCTGTAATTTTGAACTGGAGAGGAAAGGCATATTCAATTAGAATGTTCTTTCCACAAATTGGAATGCCAAGCAGAAAAGATGTTACTACAGAAATTCAAAAAGTTTATCCGGGTTCTCAAGTTCTTCAATATAAAGTTTCAACAATTGAACCAGGAATGCCCCTGATTCAAGTTGTAAATTCAAAATCAAAAAATTATCTTACCAATTCTAAAAAGATTGGTGAAGAAGTTAAGATTGATGAAGATTGGCAGAAAGAAAACCGTAAAGACAAAACTGATGGATTGAGTCAAAAAGCAGTGAATGCATATCGCAGGGAAAATCCGGGTTCAAATCTTCAGACAGCAGTAACAGAAAAGAAACCAACTGGTAAAAGAGCATCACGTAGAAAAAACTTTTGTAGTCGTATGTCCGGAATGAAATCAAAACTTACTTCTGCAGAAACTGCACGAGATCCAGATTCAAGAATAAATAAAGCACTTCGTCGTTGGAACTGCAACTAAAATATGAATGCCAATATTTATCTTGGTAATCCTTTACTCAAAAAAGCAAATACAGCAATTGAATTTACAGAAGAACAAATTGTTGAATTTATAAAGTGTAAGGAAGATCCTGTATTTTTTGCAAAAAATTATGTAAAGATTGTGACTTTGGATCACGGATTACAACCTTTTGAGTTGTATCCGTTTCAAGAAAAACTTGTTAAAAGATTTCATAAGAATAGATTTAATATATGTAAGATGCCTCGTCAAACAGGTAAAAGCACTACGGTTGTTTCATATCTTCTTCATTATGCTGTCTTTAATGATAATGTGAATATTGGTATTCTTGCAAACAAGGCAGCAACGGCAAGAGAACTTTTGGACCGTCTTCAAACGGCATATGAAAATCTACCAAAATGGATGCAACAAGGAATTATCTCCTGGAACAAAGGTTCTCTGGAATTGGAGAATGGAAGTAAAATCTTGGCTGCTTCTACTTCTGCTTCTGCAGTTCGTGGTATGTCTTTCAATATCCTCTTTTTGGATGAATTTGCGTTCGTCCCAAATCACATTGCAGATTCATTCTTTGCATCGGTATATCCAACAATTACTGCAGGTAAAAGTACAAAGGTAATTATTGTATCTACACCACACGGTATGAATCATTTCTACCGTATGTGGCACGATGCAGAGAAAGGAAAAAACGAATACATTTTTACTGATGTTCACTGGAGTGAAGTTCCTGGTAGAGACTCTGCCTGGAAGGCACAGACAATTGCTAACACAAGTGAACAACAATTCAAAGTTGAATTTGAATGTGAGTTTCTGGGTTCAGTTGATACTCTAATTGCACCAAGCAAACTCAGATCACTCGTCTATGAGCATCCTAAGACCCGTAATGCGGGTTTAGATGTTTATGTGAATGCGAATGAGGAATGTGATTACGTCATCACTGTAGACGTTGCTAGAGGGGTAGGGATTGATTATTCAGCATTTGTAGTTGTTGATATTACACAGTTTCCTCACAAAGTTGTTGCAAAATACCGAAACAACGAAATTAAACCAATGATGTTTCCAAATATCATTTATGAGGTAGCAAAAAATTATAATAATGCATTTATATTATGTGAAGTTAATGATGTTGGAGATCAGGTTGCAAGTATTCTTCAGTATGATTTAGAGTATAGTAATTTATTGATGTGCTCTATGAGAGGAAGAGCAGGTCAAATTGTAGGGCAGGGTTTTTCTGGAAAGAAAACTCAACTTGGAGTAAAAATGTCCAAGACTGTTAAAAAAATTGGATGCCTAAATCTCAAAACTATGATTGAAGAGGATAAGTTATATTTTAATGATTATGAAATTATGAGTGAACTTACTACATTTATTCAAAAACATAATTCATTTGAGGCAGAAGAAGGATGTAATGATGATCTGGCAATGTGTTTAGTCATTTATGCCTGGTTAGTATCACAGGATTATTTTAAAGAACTTACGGATCAAGATGTAAGAAAGAGACTTTATGAGGAACAGAAAAATCAAATAGAACAAGATATGGCTCCGTTTGGATTTCTTTCTGATGGTTCAGAAGAAACTAGTTTTACTGATGCTGATGGTGATCGTTGGTTTGCTGATGAATATGGAGACCGTGCTTATATGTGGGAATATAGTCAGTAATGGAAATTGATAAGCAAATAAAACTTGGTCATTTATTACTTAATGATAGAACCTGTAGAGTTTGTGGAGAAGTCAAAAATTTAGTAGGAGATTTTTATAGAACACGCAAAGATAGAGGACCTGTTGCATCTTCTTATTCTTATGAGTGTAAGGAATGTACTAAAATAAGAATAAACCTTTATAAAAAAAATAAAATATACTCAATTGAATACAAATATCCAGATTGGTAATACTCGCGTCATCTTTCCCCAGTGTAAAATGAGTTTTTGATAAATATTTTCAGACAAACTGAGAATTACGGAGAAAAAAATGGCGACTCCTCAATTATCTCCCGGCGTACTCGTCAGAGAGGTTGATTTAACAGTAGGAAGAGCTGATAATGTACTCGATAATATTGGTGCAATTGCAGGACCTTTCCCAATTGGACCAGTAGATTATCCAATTGATATTACAACAGAACAGGATTTAATCAACGTATTTGGAAAACCACTCTCAACAGATTCCCAATACGAATATTGGATGAGTGCTTCTTCATACCTTTCTTATGGTGGTATTCTAAAGGTTGTAAGAACTGATGGAGCAACTTTAAGAAATGCAAATGCTGGAGTTGGAGCTGCTGCCACCACAACATTAGAAATCAAGAATTATGATGATTATACAAATAATTATTCAGAAGCATCTAACTTTACTTATGCGGCAAAGAACCCAGGCACCTGGGCAAATAATTTAAAGGTTTGTTTTATTGATAATTTAGCAGATCAGACAATTGGTATTAATACAACAAGTCCTTTAACTGCTGGGGCAACTATTGGTTTTGGTGTTACGACTGCATTAAGCACTGCTCTTGCCGGATCAGGAACAACATCACTCTTTAATGGTTATTTGAAGGGTATTATTACTGGTGTTACGACTGATGCTACAAATGGAAATAGTACTATTGATGTACGAATTGTTTCTAGAGTTTCATCTGGTAATACAGAAACTTTAATTGATTATGCAGAGACCTCTCCTACTGCATCATTCTTAACTTCAAGTGCTCTTCGTTTCGTTAATAACTCTGGAATCAATACAGGAACATCAGCATCTTCTCCGATTACTCCTTCTACAGTTGTTGATTGGTACGGACAACAAACTCTTGGTCTTACAAATTCCACAATTTTCTGGAAGTCAATTGCATCAAGACCAACTTCAAATCAGTATTCACTTGATAGAGCTGGTAAAAATGATGCTCTTCATATTGCAGTTGTTGACGACAGAGGAACAATCACAGGAAATCAAGGAACAATTCTTGAAAAATTTGTAGGTCTTTCTAAGGCATTTGACTCAATTTCTGCGGTAAATTCTCCTCAAAAGATTTGGTACGAACAGTTTCTTGCTGATTTCTCTTCTCAAATTTATGCAGGAAGTAATCCTTCCAGTGCTGTTGATTCATATCACGTAACTGCTCCGAGAGCAGTAGGATTCAGTACAGCATTTACTCCATTCACAACCTCACAAGGTCTCTGGGGACAGAACGCACAAGGAATTACTTTTGCTGCAATTGGAAATGTTTCATATACTCTTACAGAAGGTAAGAATTATTCTGCTAATGGTGGAATGCAAGCATCTCTTGGAAATTTGATTACTTCATATGATTTATTCTCTAATAAAGATGAGATTCAAGTAGATTATCTCATTATGGGTCCAGGTCTTACAAATCAAGTGGATTCACAGGCAAAGGCAAATTATTTGATTTCTCTTGCAGGTTCAAGAGGAGATGCTGTTGCCTGTATTGGTCCACACAGAGCAAACTTGATTAATATTACAAATACTACGACTCAAACAACAAATTTGATTCAATACTTCAGTTCACTTCAATCATCTTCTTATGCAATCTTTGATAGTGGATATAAGTATACCTATGATAGATTCAATAATCAATTCCGTTATATTCCTTGTAATGCTGATGTGGCAGGTCTAATGACTCGCACCAATATTGTTGCATTCCCTTGGTTCTCTCCTGCAGGACAGCAAAGAGGAATTTTGAATAATGTAGTTAAACTTGCATATAATCCAAATAAGGCACAAAGAGATCAACTTTATCCACAAAGAATTAATTCAATCATAACTCAACCTGGAATTGGAACTCTTCTATTTGGAGATAAAACTGCTCTTGGATATGCATCTGCATTTGATAGGATTAACGTTCGTCGTTTATTCCTTACAATTGAACAGACATTGGAAAGAGCTGCACAAGCACAACTCTTTGAATTAAATGATGAACTAACCAGAGCAAACTTTAAAAATATTGTTGAACCATTTCTCCGTGATGTAGAATCAAAGAGAGGTCTCTACGGATTCCTGGTTGTTTGCGACACCTCAAACAATACTCCTGATGTGATTGATAATAATGAATTTCGTGCTGATATCTTCCTGAAACCAACTAAATCAATTAATTATGTAACTCTCACTTTTGTTGCAACTCGCACTGGTGTTAGTTTTGAAGAAGTTGCTGGAACTGTTTAATTAAAATAAATAAATTAAAAGGAGAATCCAAAAATGGCAACGAACAAATTTATTTCAGATTTCAAAACATCACTTAAAGGTGGTGGTGCTCGCCCCAATCTATTTGAAGTTACATTTGGAAATATTCCAAGTGCAGCTGGAACTTTAACACTAGAAAACTTTATAATGTTATGTAAGGCATCTAATTTACCAGGATCAACTGTTGCATCTATTGATGTTCCTTTTCGTGGAAGAATTTTCAAGGTTTCTGGTGATAGAACCTTTGATCCTTGGTCAATTACAGTCATCAATGACAATGATTTTGCGATTAGAAAGGTTATGGAAGATTGGATGCAACACATTGCACAATATAAGGATGCAAGTGGTACTACCGATCCTTCTACATATATGGCAAATGCAACTGTACAACAATTGAGTAGAAATTCATCGACAGTTAGTGCTACAAGTGGTGGTGGTGCTACTGTAATTGCTAGAGAATATACATTCCAAGATATTTTTCCAACATCCGTTTCTGCAATTGATCTTTCCGCTGATAGCTCAAATGCAATTGAAGAATTTACTGTAGAATTTCAAGTAAACTACTGGC